CCCATCGGCATTTGTGGTGGTTGCGTACTCTGCTGAGCAGGGGCTAATCCGAGTCATCGAATCCTGGCAGGAGACTGAGCTAACGCCCAGTGAGCTAGCCGTAGTCGTTGAGGGCTTGGACAAGCGGTACCGCTTCGAAAGCATCGTCGCCGACTCAGGAGGCATGGGTAAGGGCTACGTCGAGGAGCTTAGGAAGAACTACGGGCTCCCCGCTCGCCCCGCCGACAAGCGCAAGAAGTACGCTGGTATTGAGATTGTCAACGACCAGCTACTCAACCGAACGATTCAGATTGTTCGTCATGCCAACCAAGACCTGGTCGACCAGATGCGTGTCCTTCAGTGGGACGAGAAGGCAGCCCAGCGCCATGACCCCAAGGAAGACCGCCGAACGCCTAACCATCTTTGCGACGCCCTTCTGTATGCCGTCAGAGACACGGTTACCCACTTCATCTCTTGGGAGAAGCAGGGGCCAGCCTATGGCTCGCCTGAATGGATAGACCAGCAGATGGAAGAGTTCTGGGCGAAAGAGGAAGAGCGTCTTCTAGGCCCACAACAGGAATGGTGGGAAAAACTGTGAACTACAGTTGACACCCATTACCTAACATGCGAATATCATTCCATGGCTAAGAAAGAATGGTACCAACAGCCTGCGTTTCTAAAGGAGCGGCGACGCTGGTACAAGAAGCTAGAAAAGGAAGGCTTTCAGGACGCTGAAGTGGTCGACTGGAAGTCTGGCGAGGAGGGTAACCTCCTGCGTGGCTACGGCTCTTACGGCTCGATTAAGGACTACCAACGCAACTGGAGCCCCGACAAGGAACGCTACTTCACGTACTTGCGCCAACGCAGTTGGGATATGAAGGAAGAGGGTTACACCGACGACGAATGTGAAGCCGTTCGTCTGGTCGGCGAAGGCGAGACCTTGAAGTTCGTGGGGAAGTTGCTAGGGTTCTCCAGGGCCAAGCTGAAGAATCTACTCGACGTGCAGATTCGCAAAGCGGCCTGGGAGGATACGGACGATGATTGACCACGAAGAGGTTCGACGCAGGTACGCCAGGGCGAAGGAGGTGCTCGACTTCGCTGCGAAAGACCTTTTGGAGGTTGCTAGGACTGGTGCAGACGCCAAGTACGCACTAGCTGACTACGCCTACGCTTGTAGGGAGTACGAAGAAGCCAAACGGGAAGTGGAGGCTCTGAGTGGGTGAGTTCACTGACGACAAGCTAACGGACAACCCCGCCAACCTCGTAGAGGTCGCCCTGTCCCTTCTGGTTGACGCACATGCCCTGGTCATCGGCGATAGGGTTATTTCGGAGCAGGATGTCTACGTGGCAGCTTGTCTTGAACAGGCGGTAGACGCTGCTGAATCGGCCCTGGAGCTTCTGGAAGGCGTAGACTGTGACTGACCTGACCATCGAGCAGATTCTGGAGGGACTGGGGATCCCCAAGGAGCACGAAGAGTTGGCTAAAGAACTACTGGCCGCTCAGTATCAGTACCAGCAGTCGCTTGGACGGGAGCCCAACCGCAGGGAACGTAGAGCGTTTGAGGTCCAGTTCAGACGTGCTATGAAGCTACGAAAGTAACCTTTGGCACTATGGTATAGACTAGTCGAAACCCGGCACGATCCGGTAGACTCAACCCCCTCCTGAACGGGCGAAACAGGAGGGGGTTTTTCATTTGGACACTCTGACGATGACTCCGCTGTCCGTAGATGACATGCTCCGACTGACAGAGGGGATGGCCAGTAAAGGCGTTGTCGCCTTCGAAGCCGGTGACTTCAAAGTCTCGTTCTCCCTTCAGTCGCCCGCCCTGCCAGCAGTCGACCCGTTGGCAGAGGTCGGAGACGAAGTAGACGACGAAGACCTGTTCTTCTCCTCGCCCATTCGTAAGCGTGGTGCCTAATGCCCGTTGCTGAGTATACCATTGGTACGGGCAATCCGAAGGACTACCGCTGGTGGGACGGCGATGCGCTGAGTAAGCACGTTCGCCTGTTCGACGCTTACCGCCATATCCACGGCATGGACCAAACCCGTAGGCAGATGGACCTCAATCACATGAGGCTCTACGGGAACATGAACCTACTGGGCTTCTCGCCATCTGAGTTCTACGAGCGCAAGGACAAGTCGAACCTGTCTCTGAACGTCGTCCGTGCGGTGTCTGACACGGTGGTCTCCCAGGTGGCTCGCCAGAAGCCCCGCCCCGTCTTCCTGACTGACGCTGGCAACCGCAGCCTCCAGCGCAAGGCAAAGCTACTCACTCGCTTCGTCGAGGGACAGTTCTACGTCTCCCAGCTTCACCAGGTGACCCCCAGGGTCATGCTGGACGCCTGTGTCTTTGGTACGGGTGTTCTGAAGGTCTACCGGGAGGGGAAGAAGATTTGCCTCGAACGAGTCTTCCCTGGTGAAATCTTCGTCGACCAGGCCGAGGGCATGTACCAGAAGCCTCGGAACCTCTACCAGCGCAAGTGGGTCAACCGCGAAGTGCTGAAGGCGATGTTCCCGAAGAAGGCGGCGGACATTGACCGTGTCCACCCCTCTGCGGAGTCGGAGGGCTTCTTCCTCGACCAGCGGTCCATCGGCCAGATGATCGAGGTCATCGAAGCATGGCACCTTCCCTCGGAGATTGAGCAGAAGGACGGCAGCACCAAGAAGGTTGGCGGTAAGCACATTCTTGGTATTGAGAACACCGTTCTAGCCGAAGAGGACTGGAACCACTGCGACTTCCCCTTCATCTTCCTGCGCTGGTCTGACGCCCTGCTGGGCTTCTGGGGCCAGGGGCTGGCAGAAGAGCTTACGGGTCTCCAGGTCGAGATCAACAAGCTCCTCCGTAAGATCCAGTCTGCCTTCCACCGTCTAGCGGTGCCTTGGATTCTTGTCGAGCAGGGCTCGATGATTCAGAAGGCCCAGTTCAACAACGACATCGGCGCGGTTATCCCCTATCGAGGTACCCCGCCCGTCGTCAAACCTAACCAGACTATGAGCGGCGAGGTGTTTGCACACCTCCAGTGGCTCTACCAGCGTGCATTTGACCATGTGGGCGTCTCCCAGATGGCTGCAATGGGCCAAAAGCCTGCTGGTACCTCTAGCGGCATCGCGATTCAAGAGGCGATGGAGGTCCAGTTTGGACGCTTCGCCATTCGGGTGCGTTCGTATGAAGAGCTACATCTAGAAGCGGCCCGCTGGGTAGTGCGTCTAGGTAGAGAAATCGCGGAGGAATACCCTGATTATACCATTGTAGCCGCCCGTGATAGATACACCGTCGAAAACGTACCCTGGAAGGAGGTCGACCTTAGCGAAGACGCCTATGTTCTGAAGGTATTTGCGTCGAGTTCACTGCCGCAGGAGCCCTCTGGCCGCATTCAGAAGGTCATTGAGTTGATCAACAGCGGCATGATTGACATTCAGAAGGGGCGAGAGCTACTGGACTTCCCCGATCTGGAAGCCGAGATGGCCCTGGACCGCGCCGCGTCGGACAATATCGAGCGAATCATCGAGGCTATCCTCGACGACGGCAAGCCGATGGTCCCCGAACCCACCGCAGACCTTCAGTTGTTCATTAAACGAGCCCAATCCGCCTACGAGAAGGCTCAAACGATGGGGTCTGTCCCCCGCGACCGCCTTGCGATGCTCCGTAACGCCATCATGACCGCAGCGATGATGCAGAAGATGGCAATGGCAGAGCAGCAAGCCATCCAAGCGCCTCTTGGACAGGCTTCCCCTCTTCCGCCCGGCCCTGCCGGTGCCCCTCCGACCGCCGTTCAGCCTGGTGACGGCTTTACCCCTCAGTGATTTGAAGAATGAGTGACCAAGAAACCCCCCAGACCACCGAAAATCAGCCTTCTGCAACTGCTGACACCGACCCCGCACCCTCTAGTACCCCCGAGCCCGTTCTCGGCGCTGGAAGCGAACATTTCCGCCGTCTAGCGGAGGTAGAGAAGCAGAAGCGAGAGATTCAGGAGCGTGAGAAGTCCGCTCTGACGAAGGTACAGCAGTATGAGGAGCTAGTTCGCCTGGCTATGGACGACCCGGAGCGTTTCAACGCTGTGATGGGTAGGACCAAGCCTGCGCAGAGCGGCAAGCGACAGGAAGACCCTGCTGCCATCGCCCTTAAAGAGGTTGAGACGCTGAAGAAGGCCCTGGAGCAGCGTGAGGCTGAAGAAGCCCGCAAGATTCAGGAATCTCAGCTTCTGGACGCCAAATCTAAGATTACACAATACGTCTCTACACAAAAGGAGAAGTATCCACTTGTTGTCGCCCTCGGTTTTGAGGAAGCCGTGGCCGACATGGTGCATCAAGCATTCCTCAACGGCCAAGTCCTTAGTGAAGATCAGGCAGCGGGCGAGATTGAGAAGAGACTGGCCTCTCGCAAAGACCAACTGGCTCTTATTTTTCAGGCAGCACAGCAACAGGCCAAGCAAGAAGCAGCCTCGGAAAAGTCCCAGAAGGTTCCCACTCTCACTCGGTCCCTACAGTCCGAGTCTCCTACCAAGTCAGACCCTCACAAGCTCTATGGGAGCCGAGAGGACCGTCTAGAGGCGATGGTTCGAGACCTTCGGTCTAAACTCACAACCTGATTAACCCACTTTAAGGAAATACAATGGCTCTTGACCTCACTGCGTTGGATTCGGTGCTGAAGCAGCACTACCACTCCGACGCCATCAAAAACCTCGTCTACAAGAAGAACCCCTTCTTGGCGATGATCCCGAAGATGACCCGCTTTGGCGGTAAGAATCTTCCCCTTCCGCTCCGCTTCGCGGACCCGCAGAACCGCTCTGCCGACTTCCGTTCGGCGCAGCGTAGCAACTCTGGTGGTCCCTCGACTCGTGGCTCGTCGGCGTTCGAGGACTTCGTTCTTACGCGCGTCAAGAACTACGGTACGGCGGAACTCGATGCAGAGGCTGTGCAGGCTGCCCAGGCTGACATCGATACCTTCGTCCGTGAGGCGGCGAACGAGATTGACGGTCTTCTCCGCTCCATCTCGAACGACCTTGCGTTCGACCTCTTCCGTGATGGCAGTGGTCTGAAGGCTACGATTGCGACTGCTAGCGTTGCCGCGAACTCGGTCATCACCTTCAACGAGGCTGGCGCGGCGCGTCACTTCGAGAAGGGTATGCTTCTGGAGGCGTCGGCCACCGCT